AAGTTGGCCGGGAGCCATTCGTTCGCACCGGTATTCCCGGATTTACTGCTTTATACCATACAAAAATGGGGGGCGAAAGCCCCCCATTTCCTTACGCGCCTTGGCTTCCGTACATTCCCAGAGGATCTGAGAAGCCAAAGGAATATCGCTCACGAGCCTTGTAACGGACGTTGCCGGTATCGAAATCACCATCCATTTTTGTATCCAGCGATGCACGAATAAAATGCTTCATGCCGTTTGGAACGTCGGTGGTCAGGAACCAAGCATTGGTGTCGGTCAGCCAGTGGTTAATTGTGTAACCCTCTGGGATCGAACCATTGTTCTTGATCGCGTTGATGTCGTTATCGTTGGTACCGACACGCAGACTGGTTTCGAGCAGACGAGTTGCAACGAATTGCAGGCTCGGCGGAACGATCAGCTTACGAGGACGGGCAGCGATCAGCAGACCACGTTCGTCAGTCCACGCAGCGATTTGAATCACAGCGTTTTCCAGCGAAGTTTCGTTCAAGTCAGCAGCGGTTGAAGGGATGTTCGAGTTAGTGCCGCCAGAAACGAGTGGGTGCGAAGCCGAGAATAAAGCCACGCCGTCACCGCCAGCGTATACGCCACCAGAAAACCCGTTGTTCAAGATTGCAGCCGCTTTAACCTGCTTAGTGTAGGCCATTGAACGAGCCAAAGCCTTGGTATAACGGCCAGACAGGCTGTCGTACAGGTTATCTTCAATCGCTTCTTCAGTGATCGAAAAACCTTGGGCAATGGTTTCGTGGTTGTATCGGGCAGTCCAAGCTTCCTGCGCGTTGTCGTAAGCAATCGCACTACCCTCGTTTTTGACGGGGGCGGCACTAAAGCCAGACAGCTTGGTCTCTTCTTCGAAAGAACGCTCGGAAGTCTCTGTTTCGTAGATTTCCTTGTGCTCTTCGCCGTAACGTGCATACTCCAGACCGAACAAGGCGTTCAGGCCGGGGAGCAGCTCTTTCAGTAGTTGTGCGCGTGAAATAGCCATGATTTAGCTCCCTTATACGCCAGTTGAATTGTTGTACTGGTGCATAGTTGCATTTATCTTAACGATAAACTCAACAAAAGCGTCAGCGCCTGTTGCCGTATCTCTAACCACATCAATAATACGGATGGGAAGAGTGTTCGTAGTTGCCTGTGTTCCTTCGTCAATAGCCACGGCGGAATTACCAGTATTGGTAGAGCCGGCGTTTTGAATTAGTGCAATATTGTTACCAATGGCGGATTTGCCCATTGCAGCAATAACAGTAGTGCCAGAACAAGAAGCTACTTGAAACAGTGTGTCAGGGTCATCTGCAACCACCGCAAAAATCTGCGTGCCGGACTTAATAGCCTGACTTGCTGGATAAAATTGCTGTTGTTGCACTTGTCCTGTAGAACCATTGGTAAATTGAACGCCCAAAAACACACCACATGGCGTGGCAGTAGTGGTGCCGGTGTCTTTTTCAATAGTTCCATCAGATACGCGCTTTACCAAATCGCCGTAGAAAATATTAGTGGCGTAACCACTTGCAATTTCCATTAGACGAGTTGCACCTGCGAATACCTGACCACCGATCAGATTGACCGGTTTTAGCCCGTAAGGGGCTGATACAGTCGGATAGGCCATGGTTACTCCTAGTTAATAAAAGAACTACTTGTTGCCTTTACCAAAAGATGTCGTTGACTTACGTTCATTGAACAAAGGCATCCGCGCATCGTTTTGGCGCATAAATGTATTGTCCACGGCTTCGATGTTCTTTTCAGATTGCTTCTGGTAGTGCGAGTTACGTAACTGCACTTCTTCCGTAGGCATCTTGCATAACAACAGGCCGCCGTGGGCGACTTCACCTTTTTCATTTGGCGGAAGCATAAGTTCCGGATGATCTTCCGCTTTGACCGGCACCCAGCCTTCACGCATACGCATGGAGAACGTCGGTGCAATCTGACCGTTAACATGGGTGGCTACCCATCGGTAAGACCATCCCGGTTCGGGGGTCGGATCAGGCAGTGCTGAAGGTGGTACATAAACAGCACGTGCGGTTTTATCGCGTGAAACGAGATCACGAGGAGTGCGAGTATCGGCCATCTTAAATCTCCAATTTAGCTACTTCAGCAGCGTACTGCTGCGGGGTTAGTCCATATTTCTTAGCCAAGGCAAGTTGCCGAGTAGAAAGCTGGATTTTCTTTGTTCCAGACGAACGAGACGCTGGAGCAACCACAGACGCAGGTTTCTTTGGAGCCTCAGATTGAACCTGTACAGGTTCCGGCGTTTTCTCAGCATTCCCGCCAAATAATTCGGGGAACGTCTTTTGCATGCGCCCGTCAATTTGGGCGAAGTATTCATCGTCACGAGGGTCTACCCCCGAATTGACTAGCTTGTGATGCAGCCCTAGTGCGTAGCTGGTGTATTCTTCGAACCCCGGTTGACCGTACCACTGGTTTTTTGCCTGCCAGCGCAGCGTCTTTTCGTCCGGTTCAACTTGTGCGGGTTGAGATGGTTCTCTTTGTACAACAGTCTCGTCGTCTTGTAAAGGGGTTGGCCTGTAATTTTTTGCGTGATCGAATCTAACCTTAGCTTCCATTAAGGCTTCTTGAGCCGCAATAATCGCATCGGTGTCAAAAGACTCTTGTGCATCTTTAAACTGACGGCGGGCTGCTTGCAGTTGCACTTCAGCCGCATCTTTGGCCGAACTGGCAAAGACTTCCTGCCCATAATTAACCGTCTGCTTGAGCTTTTTGTTTTCTTCCGCCAAGTACGACAGCAGCTTTTCTGTCTCCTGCTTTTCTCGCAGAAGTGCTTCTTTCATCCGGCGCTCGTCATGACGGGCATGTGTTAACTCTTTGATACGAGTCTGCACTTTATCCGAATAGTTTTCGATTTCGTCGTCAGTCGGGTCTGCCACCTCCTTGTCCAATGGCTTGCGGCCACGGTCTTTTGCGGGGGTATCATCAACTATTTCAATTTCGACATCATCCCCGGCATCAGCCTGAATGACTACGGAATTGTCTTCTTCTCGGGCAACGACTTTTCTGTCGTCATCCTCATCCGGAAACTTAAATTTATCTAGTGCCATGTGTAGCTCCTATTAAGCGCGGGTAATACCGCGAGGGTCATCCACGACCGCATCAATCTGGTCGTCATTTAACAAACGAAACTCTTTGTTGTAAATCTTAAACCGAGTACCGGAGTAAGTACGCACTAACACAAAGTCGCCTTCTTTACACCAAGGTCCATTGGGGAACTTGGCGGTGTCTTTGTACGCATCGGGTCCAACAGCCAGCACAAACAAAATAGTGGTTGAGTGCTCTTCCTGACGCATAACCGACTCCGCTTTTACAAGGCTGGAGTTTTCAAACTTATCCGACACATCGGGAACGCCACAAAGAATTTTCCATCCTGTTGGCACAGGCAACATACGCCCGCGTTCTTCAATAGGGATTGCCTCTGTTGGTTCTTCGGTTTGTTGAATTGGCTCCGGCATTTGAATACCCGGAGGCAGTAGTAGATCGCTCATCGTCTTCGTCCTCTTTGGTTGCTGCTTCTACAAGGTCAAGTAAGTGTCGCTCTGCGAGGGCAAGACCCTGAATTACCCCGCAGAGTTTTTGATAAGAGGCGAAATCTGTGCAGACGCCATTTGCCATGTCGTCCGTGTAGTCATTCATATCTTTGCGTATCTTGTCGCGTAATACGCTTACGAAGTTGTGATCCACTTATTCTCCTTTTGGTGGTTTATCCGTTTTCTTAAAAGTAGCCATGTGTTTCAACGCAGCTTGCTTGCGCTGGAAGTCTGATTGTTCTTTGACCTTTTGTCCTTCCATGCCAAGACGAACACCTTCTGCTTGCTGAGTTGCAGCAAGTTTTTGTTTGTCCATCTCAATCTGCGAAGCTGCTTTAAGCCCACCAAGTTGAATGTTCGCGTCGGTTTTTTGTTTGTCCAGTTCCAAACGTTGCGCTGCAATAGCCGCGTCTGCTTGAACCTTCTGCTCTTTAATACCAACTTCGCGTTCTTTAATCTGCAACTCTTGCATCTGCATCTGAACCATCGGGTCTTGCATCTGCTGTTGCGCTTGTTGCTGCGCCACTTGCGCTTGGTTATCTTGCAGTACTTGCTGCGCGGCTTGAGCCATCATCGCTGACAAAGCAACTTCCATTTGTGGTGGCAGCTTCTCGTCTTCTGGTGGCAGAGCAATACCCATCTGCTGCTCGATCTTCTGACGGTATGCATAAGCTACGTGTTCTGCAACGTGCGCCATCATCGCCGCTTGAATCTGCGGCGCTCTTGGGTTTTGCCCAATAAGTTCTTGAATCAACGGGTCATTCATCGCAGACATGTGTACCTGTATGTGTGACTGATGATCTTGGTAGAAGAACGCTTTGAGTGGTTTGCCTTTTAGCGCAGCCATGTTTTCTGCCACAGGATCGCGTGGTTTCTGATCGTCTTCCAAGGGCACAAGCTTTTCTGCATTCTTAATACCCAGCACTTCCAACATCTGACGGTGCAAGAACGGCAGGTCATAAATATCCGGAGCCATCTGCGCCATCTGAATGACGGCTTGGTACTGCACAACACGCTGCGACATCGTCGCTGCATTCGGATCACTAACAGGAATCAGGTCTACCTTGTCGTAATCTTCACGCTTGGCTTTCTTATTGCCGTACTCAGGTGTGTACTCGTAGTTTGGATCAGTGTAGTCACGGATGATTTCTTTAATTAGCTTGAACTCGCGCTTTAGTGTGTAGTGCACACGCGCTTGTACTGCTGTCATAACCTTCAACTGTCTTTCCAACAACGCTAGTGTTGTTCCAACAGGCGCTTGAGCCGACATATCGGAGACTTTCATATCCGCAGTCGCTGCAAACCTTCTGCCTTCGTCAACAATAGTGCCCAACAAGTTGTAGAGAACTGTAGACGGCTCTTTATATGGCAGTGGGAGAATACTGTCGCGGATGTTGCCCGATGCTACGTCCACATCACGCCACTCACCCGGTGCGATCGGTGTGTCATCTCCCTTGATCCTGAGTCCTCTGGATTTCAAACCACCCGGCAGGTTGGAAAGAGTGCCTGCGTCCACTAACTGACGCATCAGCGATGTCGCGTTCTTTGCAAAGCCACCCACCAAGTGGAACAGACCGAAGCCATACGCACCAAAGCCGGGGATGTACTGGTAGTGCACGAAGTGTTGACGCTTTAGACGCAGTGGATCTTCGTGCTTCCAGTTTCTGCGGATGGCCAAGACCTCGTTAGAGCCTTTAATGAGTGTGACGACGTATGGCAGCGCAATTTCTGTCTGCTCTTCATCCTCATCGACATCTGCGTGGGCGTCATCCTCAATATATAAGTCTACGTGGCACTCATACAGGGTGTATCTGTCGTCGTTCAAGTCAGAAAAGCCGGTCTCTTTGTCCTTGGCCTTCTGAATATCCTCCACTTTGCGATCCGGATCGCCCAACTCAACGTCCCGGTAGAACCCTGCTTGCTGTAACTTGATGATCTCGTTCTTGGTTTTGCGCATCACGTGCGTAAACCGGTGGCAGGTGTCCATATCTGTTGCGCCGTACGGCAAAATGCCGTCTTCTGCTGGCACGAACATCGACACTTGGCGTCCCAAATTGGGGTCGTAGTAGACTTTCTTGAACGCCGAGCCAGTCGCTGGCAAGCTCCAGAGCATTCTCTCGTGTTCTGGGCGGTACTCTGACATCACTTCGGTCAACTCGAAGTTCATATCTTCTTCTACGCGCTGTGCTGCTTCCTTGATCTCTGGCGTTTCTTTACCGATGATCTTGGTGCGCACAGGACCTTGCGCAGGGAATGTCTCAGAAATCGTCTCAGACTGAAAGCGTACAACTGCTTCGGAGAGCATGGGGTGAAAGACACCACACGCGCCTGACCATGGCTCTGTTCTCTCCTCGATCTGCAAGCCCAAGAGCTTAATGCCTTCGACGTACGCTTTCTCCCACTCCTTGCGGGAGTTTTTGTCGTTCTCAATGTCTTCCAAAAGCTCGGATGCCAGCGACTCCACTGCCCGTTCGTCCAGTTCTTCAGCCAAATTACTGTCAAAGCCATCCTCAACTTCGGCTTTTATAACGTCCAACTCAAAGCCCGGACCCTTGATGCTGACCGCTTCTGGGTCAACAATCTCAATCTCCAGCCCTTGGTCTTCGTCTTCAGTCTCTAACGCGCCCAATCCGGCGGGGGCTTGGTTTATTGCTTTATCAATTGGCATGATTTGTCCTTAGTAGTACGCCGCTTTTCTGGCGCGGTAATACATGGGTTCGTCTTTTTCGTCCGAGTCAAGGGTAATGAACCCCCCTTGCCTAAAGCGCAGCAGTGCTTGCGACGTAGTATCTACGAAGTCATCGTGTTCGCCAACCGGGAAGGCTGCTACTTCTTCGATAACTTCTCTAGCCCACCGTGTGTCGGGTGCCCAGATTCTTCCGCTGGTGAAAAGGTCTGCGACGGCGTTGAGTCGCACGTGTTTGTCGTTGCCCCGGCTGGGGGAAAATTCTTGAACTGGAATACCCATTGCCCGAAGTTCTTGAATAAGCGGGGCACCTGCTGCCTTTTTCTCCACAATGAACGCATCTGGCTCCCACTCCTTGTAGTGCTTAAGCGCTGCTTGTTTCAAATCTGGAAACGCCATTCGTTCCTTGAACGCATCCAACAGAATTACTTGCGGGCTGTCGTTTTCCTCTTCGTTGTAAAAAACTCCCCATGTTGTACAGGCGGAATAGTCCGAGTTGTTCTTGGTCTCAAACGCCGTATCCCAAGACTGGATGATGTACTCGCACTGTGGGGGGTCGTCGTGGTCCCATATGCGCCAGTGTTTGCGCGAAATGATGGCGGAGTTCTCGGAGGTGGGGTTCTGCATGTACTGGGCGTTCCAGTACCGGGGGTCGAGAGATGCTTTGGCTTTTTTTAACTGCTCCAGCGGCCACTGTTCTGGCCACAGGCTTTTCTCTTTGTCGGTGTTCTCGTGCAGGATGGCCGGAAGTTCTACGATCTCCCACGGCTCGGCTTCAGGGTTTCTTGTCTGGTAGTCTATAAGTCTACCTGTTAGGTCAAGTAGTGACCAGCGAGTCATAATTACAATGATCGCTCCACCCGGCATCAGACGCTGCAACGGGCCTGTTTGGAACCACGACCATGCGGTATCAAAGGCAAGTCTGGAGTTTGCTTTTGCGTCTTGTTCGCTGTGGGGGTCATCAATAACAAATAAGTCAGCACCGCGACCAGCTAAAGCGCCTCCAACACCCGCCGCATAATATTGCCCGCCTGCGCCAGTACTCCACTTGCCTGCTGCTTTCTGGTCATCTGCAATCCGCGTATCGGGGTAAAGCTCTTGGTATTCTTCGGACTCAATCAAGTTCCGCACCCGCCGACCGTAGTCTTCAGACAGCCCCGCCGTGTGGGTTCCCATGATGATCTTTTTATCAGGATATTTCCCAAGGAAGTACGCAGGAAACAAATAGGACGAGAACTCGGACTTACCGTGGCGGGGGGCGATATTGATGATGACCCGCTTTTTCTTGCCGCTAATAACGTCTTCGAAGATTTTCGAAAGTTTCCTGTGGTGGGGGCCGATCTTGAATCCCGGATAGACGTGGGTGGCAAACCCCAGCATGGAGTCCCGTCCGATGACCTTACTGGCGCGGGCGGCGCGTTCTTCCAAGTCGGCCAGCAGTTCCGCCTTTTCCCGCGCTGAAAGTGTGGGAAGTATCTTATTTAGTGCCTGTATCTCTTCAGGACTCAGTGTCGGCTTCATTGTCTAAACTTTGACATTCTATTTCTTCAACTTCTCTGACATCCGTAATATCCACAATCTTGGCAAACTTATTAAGCTTCTCTTTAATCCGGGCTTCCAGTTCAGCGTCGGAGAGTTCGGCCTTCTTAATTTCTATCTTCTCGGTAAATAAACCAATCTCGGTGACTTTGCCCAAAAGGGCAAGCGCCTTTAATCTGACGGATGCCGTCGGGTGTTTGGTTTCTTCCAGCAGTTGGGCAACAGCGTAGCCGCGAATCTCTTTGGCCTGATTGATGAACTCCCAGTCATAAGCCGTTAGCATACCGACAAGATGCTGTACAGCAGCGGGGGTTTTGATCTCAGCCAAGGCAGCGCGGGAGTGTTCGTCGGGCTGGGCGGTGACGATGTTGGTAAAGGCCGTTCTGGCTGCTTGCGCTTCCAGTTCGTCAGAGACTTCATCGCCTGCTGCCCCCAAACTCTTAAGCCACTCGGCAGTATCTACCTGAGCGTCCACCAGATCCGTTGGTTGCATTTTTTCAAACGCGACAAAGCCAGCGGAGTCGTCGTCCACATCGGGGGTAAATTCTATTAAGTGATCCAACATGCGCAGGTCCCTTGCGTACCTCGTTGCGCGAAGTGTATAGTGTGTCCAGCAAGTGCGCAAGTGGCAACTCTTGACGTTTGCTTCTCCTGCTCGTAGAGCACTTTTGCCCCGTACCCCCGTGCGGGGCTTTTTTTCGCCTGTATTTGTCCAACGTTAGACAAGTATATTGTCAATTTTTTAATAATGGGGTGGGGGGTAAGTTTACAGTCGGTTGGGAATAAGTTGTCAGTGGCAGGGTTTAAGTTTGCAGTGGCAAAAACGCACTTTGCTGGCTACTTTCGTTTTTTGGGTAGTGTGTTGCCAAGTGAATAACTGAAATGCTGGGGATGGTTACGGAACAGTGTTATATGGCGACGGGTATGCCACCCCAAAAAAGGGGTCATGGGGGTACGGTGGGGTCGCAATCTTGCCAAAATCGCACCAAAAACGGGTCGTTTTGACCCGAAAAAGGCTCTGGAAACCCTGCACTTGCGATAATGGCTCTACCGAATGGCGCTTTGCCACCGGTAAACAACTCAATCGAAAGGAATCACCATGTCGAACACTACTCAGAAGCAAGTCAACACCATCGTATCCAAGTTTCTCACGCAGCAAGATGACCTACTCATCGGTATGCACTCGCTCGGCCTTGATACCCCAGAGACTCAGAGACCGTACGTCATCAAGGCAGTATGCGAGGCGCTGACTGCGGGCAAGGGCTGGAATGAATCGTCAACGGGCAAGGTCATGCTGGATACCGCGCATGCCCGCTATGAGTTCCTGAAGACCCGTGTCCGTGATGTGATGAATGCTCTCAAAGGCGAGACGCGCAGCGCGTCATCTGGCAAGACTGATCCGGTTGACGCGATCATCAGAGCTTTCAACAAGCTGGACGCCAAGCAGCAGCGCGCCGTCATCAAGGCGCTGGCATGAGTTTTCGGGTCAACCTGACCCGTTTTTTTCCACGGGGCATCGGCGTGAGGTCTGGCCGGTGTTCCGTTTCCTGTCTAATCCAGCCCCAATCAACCCGAAAGGACGCATCATGAAAGTAACCAAACTCCGCGCTGGCGCATACCGCGTAGCACTACACGGCCACTCATTCACCCTTGAAAAACTTTACGGGTGCAAAGACTGGACACTCTGGAACGACAAGCATCAAACCGAAGTACACCGCGCTGAAACAAAGTCCGGCCTTCTGGAACTCATGCGAACGTGGTCACCTGAATACACCGAGCGTGAAGCCCAGCAAACCTTCTGCACCTACGCATAACCAACTGAAAGGAATCACCATGGAATACCAAAAATACACCCGCCATTGCTTCAAGCGCCTGACAGCCGATGAAGTCCGAGAGTTCCGCGAGATGCAAGAAGCGCAGTCCATTGCATGGATGACGGGCAACAAGAGCCGAGCCGCTGAACTGGGCAAGATGCTGGCCGAACTGCGTAACAGCAACCTCGCCTACCGCAACCTGTATGCGTAACCAAAAGCGGGTCAACCTGACCCGTTTATCCACCCCTGAAAGGAACCAACCCATGAAAGCTACTCAATCCATCTTCTTTGTCGAAGTCACCGACACCTACGCAGGCGAAGCGAACTACTGCTGGGTACACCGCTTCAAAGTCCACGCCACCACCTTCAGAGGCGCTATGCGCAAGGTCAGCCGCGAGATGGGCTACTCAACCAAACTCAACGGCAACTACGGGGACATGGCACGTTACGACTTCAAGGGCGCAGCCATCTGCGCTTTCGTCATGCCCTACGAAGATCAAGCAGAGAACTACCTGCGCGTTGTATCCATCTAACCACCACCCAAAGGAACAACACCATGAGAGCACTACGTTTAGCCGCCTTTACCGGCACAATCACCGGCGCCGTCCTCGTAACCATCACCCTGCCCGAACTGCTGGACAACCTCGGGCTACTCACCCTCATTGGCTACACCGTAGGCGTAGTCATCCTCACCTGCAAACTCAACACCATCTACAGAAAGGGGAACTAATCATGCGACTCATCAAAGAAACCACAGGCGAAGAAGTTAAGACAGGCGATGTAGTCCATTGCTTCAGAGGCAAGGCAGCTATCGTCACAGGCTGGGCGCTGCCCGACCACACCGGCAGCACAGGGCGAGTACACATCAAGGAGATGGGTGAGAGAGGCTTTACAGGCGAGTACTACCCGTCCGTGTACGGCCTGAAATGGGTTGAATGAAGACTACTACACAAAAGGGGTCAAAATGACCCCTTTTTCCACCTATCCATGATTACTACAAGTGGACAAGAAAAAAGACAGCGAAAACGTAGCGCCATCAAGGGGTATCCTAAAAACAGGCACATTTATTAATCTATTTATTTATATATATATATATAGGAGAGTATTTGTATATACGTCCGTCTTTTTCTTTTGCTTTGACTTTTTTGCTTTGAGGGGTAAGTGCATTATTCAGAACAGATATATAAACTCCCCACTTTTTGGTTTCACCCGCACACAGACTGGCATATGACTGTCCAAAAACTTGTCCACTTGTGGTAGTCTTGGATACTTTCAAGGATACCAACATCAAAAAGGGTAGTAATCATGCACAAATGGATGTACACCGCAACACAGCGCAAGATCGACAGCGCATTACTGCGCGAGTTCCCTGACCAACACGGGTTAAGAAATAGCCTGAGATCGGAGATACGCAACGTCAAGAGCCAACGCCGAGCCGAGAAGATCACGGCAACACACCGCAAAAGACTCTGGGCTGCATTACTGCGCGACTTGAACTACGAGCACAACAACGTCCGGCAGGGGCTGAAGTACGCGGCAAAGCAGGGGCACGAAGAAAAGCAGCGAGCCTTTGAGAGCTATTTGTTGATAGTAGAGAGGGTCAGGGATGAGATCGAGGCAGCACAGGCCAACCCCGAAGTGCCCAAGCCGACACCAAGCAATTACGCAAGATGGATCAACGCCAAAGGCAAGCGACAGATACCGAAC